TTCTCGGTAGTGATTTCCACCCATCCGATCTGAGCCATATCAGAACCACTTACGGCATACTTGTCCTTGATGATGATTGGGCTGTTTTGGAAGATTTCATCTTCAGCCTCCAAAGAACCTACCATTCCGATAGTTCCTTTCTTGAACTCAGAACCATAGATCCATACAGTACAAGTTGCTGTGATAGCGAAAGTCTGACCACCTGCCTCGTAGAAAGCAACATCGAACTCACCTGTAGTAACGTCTACAGCGGTAACGATACCTTTGTTGCTTAAACCTGTAGCATTGTCAGAAATGTTTACAGTCTGACCGGGACGGATTGCAATTGCAGTTACACCTGCATCGCTCACGGTGATAGTAGCAGAGTCAGAACCTGCAGCAGCACTAGTAGCACAATCTGTGTACTTAGTGTGCAAACGTCCTTGCTCAGCCCACTTAACAAGATCAGAATTAGAAGGCATCTCAGCTCCTACCATACGTAGGAAAGATGCAACAGTACGATTACCATAACGCTCAAACTCCTTCTCGTAAGTATCAGGAAGATACTGATTCATGAAGTTGAAGTTGGTAATGTAATTGGTCGATAATGGGACCTGCTCAGCACTTGGCTGTAGCTGATATCCCGGTGTTGGTAAAACTGCCATTTGTTATTTTTTTACTTATATTTTTTTAATACTGCGGATTTTTAACTTTTTGCCGTTATCCGCATTGACGGCTTTGATTTGCATTCCCCCTTTGTTTATAGCCTCAGGAACTTTGCGGTCAGACATATTAATGTTTTTAATCTTACGCATACTGTTTTCTGTGGCATCAGATAAGCCCTGCTCATAAAAGAACTTGGCGAATCTATCAGGGTTCATTGCTAATGCTAAAGCCCTATGGTATCCTACAGCATCCTTCATTAGACCATTCTCATCCAAATACTTACTAACGAAGTTTAATGGACTTGCTTGATTCTTCTTTAGCTCAGCTGCGTCACCCGGTGCGAACTTAAGCGTCTTGTCATTTAGCTTGAACTCAAAACCTTTGAACTCTCCACTAAATACCTCGTCGGTTTTCTGTTGAAACCATTTGCTTTTACGCTCGCTTTCCTCTTGTTGGGTCTTAGCTTTTCTTACATATTGCTTATAGCTTTCAAACTCTTCTTTTTCAGCGTCAGGAATAGATGCCGTACTTGACTCAAGGGGCATTTTATATTTTTCCTTTTGCTCATTGAAGAACTTTCTAGCTTCAGCAACAGCTTTTTTCTTAGCGATCTTTACTTTCTTAACACGAGACTCATCATCAATGTCTTCATCGAATTTGTAGTCATCCATCAAAACATCTATATCCTCTTCGTCTAGCCCCTGCTGAGTAGCAGAAAGATAGTCTCTTAGGATTTGGTCAGAGTCCATAACCTCATAGTCCTTCTTAAGTTTTAAGAAATCCTCGAAGCCACGCCCCGTGTCCTTACGGTATTTCATATAAGCAGCTACATCTTCAGGGATAGGTTCACTCTGCTCCCTTTCTGCTACCAACTCTTCAAAAGAATTGATCTGCTTATTATATCGCTTTCCAATATATGAAAGAACTTTTTGCTCGTCAAGTTCAGTCTCTTCAGGTTTCTCCTCTTGTTTTTCTTCAGCAGGTTCATTGTTAATTATAGTAACTTCCTCTTTGGGTTCTTCATTACTATCGCTAAACTGCTGCTCGTGTCTTTCAAGTAGTTCTTTCTCAACTTCTTGTACACCTTTAGGTTCGCCTGTTTCAACTGCTCTTACTTTGATTTCCATTTAATTAAATTTAATGATACAAAATTATACAAAAATTGTGATATTTTATCGAGGGCTATACTCGGCTAAGTCAAACCCGTCCAAGCTATCCTCGTTAGACTCAAAGTTCATAGGAGGTAGGTTGTTCTTCCTTTGGTTAATTAACTTAGACTGCTCTGTATTCTGTTGACTTATCCTCTTTGCCTTAGCTTCTTCCTTGGTTTCCTCTCTCTTAGATAAAGAGCCTTCCCTTATTCCTGCTAGTTGCATATTATAAGCGAACTCCTTCTCCATTAGTCTCTCCTTCATTTGCGCTTCAGCTCTCATCTTTTCAATCTCAAAAGATACCTCAGCTTGTTTGACCTGCATTTTAGATCTAGATTCTGCCTCTATCTTAAGAACTGCTGCCTGAGCTGCTATCTCCTGAGACTGCAATTGCTGCTGAGCTTGCATAGCCTGCTTCTGCATAGCCATCTTCTCCTCACGCTCCTGCTTCTTTTGTCTCTTAAGTTTAAGCAACTGATTAGCTAGCTTTATGTTCTTAATCTCACGGATATCGATAGCGTCCTCTAGGTTGATATCACCCTTAGATAAAGCCATCTGAATGTTAGCTTCAAGCTGAGCTTTCTGCTCTTCATCAGGAGATACCTCAATAAAAATACCAAAGTCGTATACGTATAAATCCTTAATCTCATTTAGAATAGATACGTTATACTTTCCAATCTTATTAGCAAAGTCATCTTTAAAGTCTGCATACTCTAATATATCCGCAACACGGTATGTTAAAGCCTCTGACACAGACCTGTAGATGAATAAACTTCCATCAAGGATATGTCTAGTAGCTGTATTAGAGTTCAAAGCAGCTAGCTTCTGTAGACCAACTAATGAATCAGGGTCAGGCATTGAACCATCTCTAGCTTCATTAAGCCCGGTTACAGACCTAATCATATTCAAGTAGTGATTGTAGTTAGCAATCAACATCTGTGTCTTAGATGCTCCTGAGTTAGAAGTAAGTTGCTGAATAGGAACACGAGCATTGTTAAAGTCTCCATCCTGCGTATAACTACGACCAATTACACTACCTGTTTGGAAGTAAAGTCGTAAAGCATCTTCAGGATTATAAGCTGCACCTGTACCAAGGTCTACTTCGTTAAGACCATCGGCATCAATGAACACACCATCAGGCACGGTACGAGCAATAACTTGCTGTAGTTTTAAGTGAGTTACCTGAATCAAATCAGCAAAAGGAACCATCCTTCTAACGAGTGATTCAATTACTCCTTTATACATACGAGGAGCGCAAGCCACATAGTTCGGTAATGCGTGTTGAGTAGCCGACTTTGGTCTTACCATATTTTCAGCTACCTCCCACTTTAATAAGATGTTAGTACCCATAACCATTACACCATTGTACCAAACATCGATAGTCTTTTCAAACTTTTCAAAGTTGCCTTCTTCCATCATCTCTACAGGTGGATTGAATCTATCATCCTTCTCTATCATTCTGCTTCCACCATTCTCTAATACCTTCTTCTTATATACAATCTTCTTTGTAGACTTATAGTTAAAGTATAATAACGTAGCAGTATCTCTATAGAATATAGAGTTCTCATAGAACTGAGCCACATTAAAATAATCATACCAACTCTGACTATACATAGATATCTGAGCCAAGTCTTCTCTTGTAAGAGTTGGGTCAATCTTCATTAGCTCTGTAATAGGAAGCGTCTTAATCTCTCCCCAATAGAAGCAATCTTTAAAGTACGGATCTTCCGTGTAACTATAGACAATATTAGCAGGGTCAACATACGATATTTCAACTCCTGCACCGGGCAAGAATTCGTGTTTCATAACACCAATACCTAAAACAGTAAGGTCATAATCTACACGTTTGCGTAAATCCCAATACTTGTTCTCATCCAATATAGTGTTAATCGCTTCCTCTTCGGCAATCTCAATAGCAGGCTTATAGTTAAGCTGCATATATAAACTAAGTTCTTCATCAGTTTCAGGAAGCTCATCAGGGTCCATCATAAAAGGATCAACACCTGTAGCTTCTTGTATTTTAGAAAGGACATCCTTGGCAGCCATCTGCCCCTCAATCATATCCTGATACTTATTACGTTTAGATTGAGACATAGCATCTTGTGCATATGCCTTCACCTTAAATAAACGATCAGACATTCCATTAACAACAATATCAACAAACTTAGGAATGATAGGAACAGGAGTCCAATCAAGGTTTAAATAAGAAAGGTCTCCGTCAATAGCGAGTTCATTCTTATACTTCTGCACAGACTGCTCACCACGAGCGTACAAACGCAGACGATGGAAGTCTCTCCATTGGCTGTAGTATCTACATTGATTTCCGTCTTTACGGAACCACTCATACTGAATAGCTTGACCTACCATCAAACCAAACTCATAAGTGTCTTTCTCAGCATCGGGAACAAACTGACTAGGGAACCCTGTAGATGCTATGTTTACAATTACGTCTTTCATCTAATAAGTTGACTTGTACTACCATTGTTGGCATACCTAGCAAAATTAACGCTAATTTTCGTTTCTTTTTTCTCAGGTAAATATAAGTGTCTTTGGTTAGCCATAATCGCTAAACCCGAACTAATACAGGCATCGAACTTGGTTCTGTCATTGATATCGAACTTAGCCCAATCCTCAAGGGTTCTATTGAAAGGCATACTACCCATTTGATCAGCATCACGATAAGAACCTGTCATATCTAACCCCACGTGCTTTTCAATATAGGATTCAATAGCAGATGCGTGAGCTTGCTTGACCTCTTCTGATGAGTTAGGTATACCACCTAGTTCTCGCTCTGTCTTTGATAGCTTGCTCAAATGCCTATCAGGTCTGTTCATACAGAAATGTCGATACCCCCTATTCTTAAAGTGGTACAATAGCCTTGGCTTATTGTTCTCTATCAGGATAGGCATACCGTAAAAGACACAAGCCATCAACACCTCCTCAAAGAATATCTCAGCAGTCTGAGGTCTAGCTATGTATTCTAAAAAGAACTCATTAACGGGAGCGTCTATCATATGGAACTTAGTCATCCCGTGTAGTGATCCATTAGAACCCCTACCTCCCACAACAGCAGAGATATCATAGGAGTCACATCCAAATGACCCAATGCTCTCATTGCCGGGGTACTTGACTCCTGCTCTGTTATGAACATTGTTCTGCAGGTTAGGAGCAGGGAACCAACTAATTAAAAACCTACCCCTCTCATCAGGAGACCATACAACCTTTGAGTCTTTTATCCCATCTCTCCAATGGAATGACCCTCTAGTTAGGTAATGCTCCTTGATCATCACGTCATTATAATCAATCTGTTGGTATATCTTAGTCAGGTTAAATAGAGCCTGCTTGCTCTCGTCCCTAAATGCGTGGCTTTCAGTCCTAGGAAACTGACGATAGAATTCATTAAGGGCATCAGGATCACTTTTCAAAGAATCAACCTCTGCCTCCCAATAGTCAATAGCTCCGTTGCTAATCCAATTACCATCCACCCCTTTCACGGGAGACTCAGGTTTCCTGAATACAGGCATTCCGTAGATATCAATGAACCCTTCCATATTCCACTCCATCGGAATAAACAAGGAGTACATCCCACTCTTAGTCTGTCCGTTGGCGTTACGATCAGCTATATTAGAATCCTCGTATAGTTTCTTGTAGTTATCACCACCCTTACTTAAGGCATTTGAGGTAGACCCCATTAGGCACTTACCGATAATCTTACTACCTAACCTCAAACAGGTCTTAGTTACACGCCAATTGTTTAGGATATTATTTGGCTTCACCCACTTAGCACTCTCGTCGTGAGCAAGTAGCAAAAGCTTTTCTCCGTCATAAGAGTTCTCTTCGGTATTCTTCCAATCGATTGTAGTATCTAGTCCGTCAATATCCTCCTCAGACTGCGTGTACATATTCTTCTTCGTAATCTTTGAGGCAGGTACGCGGTAAGCTAGCTCTGTCTTAGGCTTATCCATACCATCCATAAT